CTCAACAACTACACTGAAGAGGAAGAACAAGCACTACTCAACGCCGATAATGAGAGCTTCGATTATTTGGTCTATGGACGAGAACGTGGAGAATCGGGAACCCCGCACCTCCAGGGTTTTATCGTTTTCAGAGGAAGAAAGCGACTCAATCAGGTCAAGTCTATCATCGGACAGCGATGCCACGTTGAGTGTGCAAGAGGAACCAACCAGCAGGCCAGCGAGTATTGCAAGAAGGACGGAGACTTCACCGAACTCGGCGACGCCGATGTCGGTGGACAGTCCCAGCAGGGAAAACGAACCGATTGGGACGCGTACAAGGAGTGGTGTGAGGCAGAGGGCTCACCTACGGAATATGATATCGCAAGTACCTGGCCATCCCTTTACGGCCGCTATCGATCCTCCTGTCTTGCCATGGCAAGACTCTTCTCCAGTACGCCGGAACTTGTTTCCGGTGAACTCCGAGATTGGCAACGAGAGCTTGACGAGTACGCAAGAGGAGATCCAGGAGACAGACAAGTAAAGTTTGTCGTTGATCCAGAAGGTAATAAAGGAAAGAGTTGGTTGATTAGGTATTGGTACTCCACAAGGACTGACATACAACGTTTATCTGTTGGTAAAAGGGACGATCTCGCTTTCGCTATCGATGTCACCAAGAAGATCTTTGTCTTTGACATCCCTAGAGGAAATATGGAGTACATGCAATACGGAGTTCTTGAACAATTGAAAGATCAATTGATATTTAGTCCGAAGTATGAAAGTGTCTGTAAGGTTCTTCCACAGCCTGTTCATGTAATAGTGTTCTGCAATGAAATGCCGGATATAACAAAGATGACTGAAGATAGGTATTCGTTTGTGGAACTGTCTAATACTTTTAATGAATGAAGTTAATCTAAGCTCGGCGTCCATTTAGCGAAGCAGTAAATGGGGGAGGAGGTTCAACAATGAGTTACCGGTTGCGAAGCGAGGCAAGCTCATACCCAAAGGAGGAGGGGGCCCAACAACTCGCGAAGCTAAATAGCCCCCCCGAGTTGATTAACGATTACTCATTCATCTCCCTAAAGTATGTGGCATGTTCCCACATAGCTTCAACCTTAGCTGCTGTTGGAGTTGTCTGAGTCGACGTTTTGTCAATGGCATAGAACCAACAAACAAACCAAATATTTTTATCCACGGGGTAGTTTTCGGTCTCATCAGCAAATCGCATTTGTGTGTTTAGAGGGATGTAACGAGATATAGTTTTGTATCTCGTAAAGCTGTCCTTGTCAAACGTTTCGAATGTAGGACTAGGTGTAGCAGTGTCATCCATCGCAGCTGTTTGATCTCTAGATAGATAGAAACGACCTTCACTAAGAACCATCCATTGTGAAGGATTGATTCTCCTTTTTTCTGCTAACACACAACTGTCATCCGTAGGGAAAGGTTTTTCGGTAGCGTCAGGTTCTCCTGGTGCGATATGGTCGAAAAAGTTTGTCGTAGAGACATCTTGATTGGTGTCTGTAGGCTGTTGCGTGTTGCGATTTGCTATTAAAGCCCATCGGCATCGTAAAGGTTGCGCTTGAGTAATGGCGTCTGGCCATCGAAACTTGTAAGTAACCTTGATACCTGTAACATGAATGGCATTAGAGTCCCTCGTGCTCAAGTTGTTTTCATTTGAATTATAGACCACCTTGATCATGGGGCGACCGTATAGAGTTTTGTCATAAAATGACACCCATGTTCGTTGGTAGGACACAGCTTTACGAGACCGAACACCATGGGAGGGAGGGGGTCCGAGGAGGGAATTCAAGGCCGAATAAGGATTCGTCTTGGTTTTCCGTTTATACGAAGGACCATATGATCGTGATCGTGTTCGTTTACGTGATCGTGATCGCGTTGGCTTATGTTGAGCATAAGACGTTATCTTACGTACGCGTCGGCGCCTTGCGGGTCGTGTAGTACGTGAGGGCATAACTTTATTTTTCAAACGATTCACGAGTCGGATACTACGATCAGCACGCTCGGCAGTTTTTAACGCCTGATTCAAAAATGTTCCCAATGCGGCTAGTTGAACGCCACGTGTTTGAGTAGACATTTGGAAATTGTGAGATTAAGCATGGACGCGCAAGCCCGTTCGTGCGAAACATTTTAGCGGTGCACTGGTATAGTATTACCCAGTGCACTTCCGTTCACGGTGCATCTCATAAAATAAAAATATGTCGTATGCAAAACGTTGGGTGTTCACACTCAACAACTACACTGAAGAGGAAGAACAAGCACTACTCAACGCCGATAATGAGAGCTTCGATTATTTGGTCTATGGACGAGAACGTGGAGAATCGGGAACCCCGCACCTCCAGGGTT